ACTGGTGCTGGTAGTGCTGACTTAATAAACTCTACAGAGGGTGTGTTATATGCAGAGATAGAAAGTCTAGCAAACGACACAACTAATAGATATATAACTTTAACTAACGGAACATCTAATGAAAGAGTAGCTTTATTGCTAGGTGGTAATGATAATCAACTAAGAGCAATAATTTTTAGTGATACACAAGGTATTAATATATCTTTTAGCACTACTGAAACAAGCTCATTACAATTTAATAAATTAGCAGTTAGGTATAAAAGTGGAAAATTTGCTTTTTATTTAAACGGAAGTCCAATAGGTACAGATACAAACTCTAATATATTTACACCTAACACTTTAAATGATTTAAGTTTTGATGTAGGTGGTGGAGGTTTACCTTTTTACGGTAAATGCAAAGCAATAACAGTATTTAACACAGCTCTAACAGATGCTGAACTAACAGAACTAACAAGCTAAGATATGTCTAAACTAAGAATGACAGAAATATGCTACCCAGAAGTAAAGAGCTACTTTATTGTATGGAATGATAAAAGAGAGATAGTTTCTTGGGGTGCATTAGAAACCTACCAATGTATAGAAACTAAGTGGGAAGACGTAGATATGTACACAAGCGAGTTAGACTGGGTAAATGTATTAATAGATAACGGTATAAATCCTTTTGACTACTAATGGCTATAGGCACTACTAAAATATTAAGAGGTAATCAAGGAGGTCATTCTGGCTTTGTTACAGCTACTATTGATGAGAGAGAGCTAAGGTCTTTGATTAAGGACTTAGAGAGCCTTAATATGTCTGATAGCAAGAATAAAACTATCTTGAGACAAGGTATGCGAAAAGCTGCGAAGCCTATAAAACAAGAGTTAAAAGACTTAGTACCTAAGAAGAGTGGTCAGCTAAGAAAGTCTCTAGCTGTAATAAACGGTAAGAACAGAAGAGGTAGACCACCAGCAGTATATATTGGACCAAGAGTTAAAGGTGCGTATGCTGATATGAAAAAGACTGGATTCTACTTTTACTTTTTAGAGTATGGATTTAGAGGTATTCCAGGACTTAGAATGTTAGATAGAGCTGCAATGAATAAAGGTAGCCAAGCACAAAATGACGTAATAAACCAAGTAAAAAAGCTCATTGATAAAAGAATGAAGTAATGGAGATAGGTAAAGTAGTATATAATATTTTAGGAAACGATGGCAATGTAAGTCCATTAGTAACTACTGATGGCAATAAGCGTATATTCCCATCTAGGTATAACTTTCCTACACAAAGTAAGTTGCCTTATATTACTTATCAAATGGTATCAGATATACCTAACAATACTAAGAACGGTGTAAGTGAATACGACTATGTAACCGTACAGATAAGTATGTATCACAATAACTACGCTGACTTAGTAGCTTTAGCTGGACACGTTAGAACGGCTCTAGACTACGTTAGTGGCACTTATAGTGGTGTAGTAGTAGACAAGATATTCTATGAGTCTCAAGACGAGCTATACGATGATAGTGCTGGTAGTTTAGGCTTTTACGGTATAAGACAAGATTACAGATTTAACATAAATAGATAGATATGTATAAGATAAAATTGAAAAAAGATATTGAGTTTCGAGGTGTAGAATACATCAAAGGCGAGACTTATGAGGTTGGTAGAAAAGAGCGTAATCATTTCGCTAATGAAGACGCTATTGCAAAGCCGACAAAGAAGAAATCTAAGGAAGTCGAAACTTCAAAAGATTTAGATAACTAGTTATAAATTTTAAATAAAAAAAAATGGCAATTTTTAATGGAACGGATTTAATCCTAAAAGTAAGTCCTTCGGATGGAGGAGCTGATGCGAAGCTAATGCATTCGCAAAATGTAAGTTTAAGTATTAACGTAGACCCTATAGACATCTCTAACAAAGATTCTGCTGGATTTAGAGACATCATTGGTGGTCAGAAGAGTTTTAGCCTTAGTGCTGATGGTCTTATGGACTTTAATCCAGCGACTGCTGCTGATACTGAAGTAGATGAATTGACTACACAAATGTTAGACAGAACTGCTGTAACATTTACATTCACTCTATCTTCTACTGCTGCTGGAGACTATTTCTATAGTGGCTCTGGATTTGTTACAAGTCTAGAAATTTCTGCTGGTACTGAAGATGCACCTACTTACTCTTGTTCAATCGAGGGAACTGGAGCATTAACTGTAACAACTGTATAATCCTTTTGTTGGTTGGGGTATGGGCTTCGGCTCTGCTCCAACTAATAAAACTAATAACCAACAAAATGTACGAAATAGTAATAATAAACGGTAAAGACTACCCAGTAAGATTTGGGATGAATAGTCTAAGAAACTTCACTAAGGCAACTGGTAGAAGTTTACAAGATTTAGACAAGCTAGGAGAGGGAATGAGTTTAGATGATGCTTGTCAATTGATTCTAGCTGGTTTACAAGACGGTGCTAGAGTTAGTGGAAAAGAATGTTCTTTAAATGTTGATGGTGTTGCAGACCTTTTAGATGATGACTTTGATGCTTTAAATAAAGTATTAGAGGTATTCTCTACACAGTTTTCTGCTAAGTTTGAAGATGAGGGAAACGTGAAAGCCACAAAGAAAGTGGCGAAGACAAAGAAATAAACTGGGATAGTCTAGAGGCTGTAGCTTACGGTCTAGGACTTTTACCTAGTCAGTTTTGGGAGCTAACATTTCACGAGTTCTTTTGTATTCAAAAGGGTAGGAATGATAGGTTTGAATTAGAGCAGAGGTTTGAATGGGAAAGAGTACGGTGGTTGGCTTGTTGTAACTTACAGCCACATACTAAGAAAGGTCAATCCTTAACTCCAGAAAAACTTATAAAGTTTGAATGGGAAAAGACTAAGAAAGAAATAGACATCGAACAACAAAGAAAGAGAGCAGAGTATGTTAAGAAGAAATACGAATTGCTAAAAAAGAAAAATGGCTGAGAAGAACTTAAGTATTAAACTATCGTTAAACGATAAGCAGTTTCAGAGTAACCTCAAGAAGTCGATGAGGTCAATGAAAAAGTTTGGTAATAATATGAAGTCTTTAGGACGTACTATTTCTACTGGACTTACTTTACCTATTTTAGCTTTTGGAGCTGCAAGTGTTAAAGCATTTGATGAACAGATAAAAGCAGAAACATCGTTAAGAACTGCACTAGGAAACAATGCAGAAGCATTTGCTAACTTAGCTGAACAAGCTAGGGAATTACAAAAGGTTACAATATTTGGAGATGAGGCTACTTTACAAGCTCAATCATTTCTAGCTCAGTTAGGACTTAATGAACAAGCTATCTTGCGACTAACTCCATTGATTCAAGACTTTGCTACTGCTCAAGGTATTCAATTAACAGATGCTGCTAAATTAGTTGCTAAGTCAGTAGGCTCTAGTACTAACGCTTTATCTCGTTACGGTATAACTATTGAGGGTGCAGTAGGAGAGCAAGAAAGACTACAGAGTGCAGTAGATGCTCTTACAGTCGCTTTTGGAGGTCAAGCTGAAGCAATAGCTAAAGAAGGTCTAGGACCATTACAACAGCTTAAAAACGAATTAGGAGATGTATCTGAGAAGTTTGGAGAGATTATACTAGAATTTATAGACCCTTTAACAAAAGGTCTACAAAGAGTATCAAAGGCATTAAGCAATCTAACAGAAGAACAAAAAAAGAACATAGTAAAATATGGAGCTATAATAGCTGCTGTAGGTCCTTTGTTAATTGTGTTTGGTAGTTTAGTAACGACATTGACTACATTAATACCATTAGTAGTAGGATTTGTTACTGCTTTTAATCCAGTAACTGCTGCAATAGCTGCTGGAGCTGCTGCATTAACATACTTTATTTCAAGGTTTAGAACACTTCAAAAAGAATATGAAGAGTTTAATAATCAAGTAGTAGGAGATTTTGAGCCTATTGCTCCATTTGTACCTACTACTACAACACCTACAACACCTACTATTGAAAGAAGTCCTATACCACAAGGTGTTGAGCCAATAAAGGCACTATCTGTAGCTACAAAAGATTTATCTAAAAACTTTGAAACACTAAAACCAATAGTAGAAGAGTTTGAAGAGGGATTATCTTCTATGGATATTGTAGCTAATAACATTAATCAGAGCTTTATGAGTTTTGGTAATGTAATTCAAGGAGTATTTGCTCAAGCATTACAAAGTCAAGAAGGCTTCTTTAAATCATTCTTAGAGGGAGCTAAACAAGCATTAAAAGCAATGTTAGCTCAGATAGCTGCTATGTTAGTATTAAATGCTTTACTAGGTAGTACTGGTTTAGGTGCTTTAATGGGACTAAAAGATATAGGTGGATTAGCTGGTATTGGTCAAGTATTAGGAGGAGTAGGTAATGTTAATGCTAATTCTGTAGGTGGAGGAGTAGGACTAAAATCAATGATAAATACTGGAGGCTCTACAGAAGTATTTGGTACAATAAGTGGAGCTGATATATTACTAAGCTCAGATAGAGCAAGAAACAATAGAAACAGAACAAGAGGATATTAATGGCTAGACTAAAAAGATTAGAGAGTAGTTTTCAAAGTGATAATGGCACTTTTTACCGTATAGAAGTATATGATAACAATGCTTCTGCACCTACATTATACACTCCAGACTTAGGACCAGATGGATTTACTTTGACTTATCAGACTAACGATAACGATAGATTTACTGGACTTATACCTTCTGAGGTTAAATTTGATATAAATGTAACATTAGGAGGAGAGCAAGGTGTTGTAGATGATATTAGAACAAGTGCTTATGGAGATTGGGACATAGGTATATATCAAAGTGCTGACGATGTTACCTATAATAGATACTGGTTTGGTATATTGTTAAATGATATATCTCCAGAGGCTGATGCTTCTTTTCCTACTAAAATAACTCTAACTGCTGTATGTGGACTAGCACCTTTAAAAGATATTCCATTTAATAGAAATATTGGTTATGATACACCATCTTCATATCAGACTATCAACTATTTTAGACAAGCCTTTGTCAATCAAATTAGTACTGCTGACAATTACTTTGGAGCTGACAATTTATTTATAGCTACTTATGTAGATTGGACTACTGATACAATGACTAGACAAGTACAAAGAGACCCTTTAAATGCTAGTAGATTTAACTTTATGGCTTTTGTAGATATTGCTGACGATGGTAGCAGAAACTATAAAACTGCATTTGAGTTATTAGATAGCATATGCAAATCTTGGGGAATGAGATGTTTTATGTCTAATGGTAGATGGAATTTAGTGCAAGTAAATCACTATGCAGACTGGAAAACACCATCTACTCAGTACTATCGTTACTATAAAAAAGGTAGTAATAATCCTTATGCTTATGGCAGTACATCAGCAGTATTTACAGAAGGATTTAACATAAAAAGATATGGTGGCAAGTTTGACTATTTACCTATTTTAAGAAGTGTAGAAACTAACTACAATCACTTACAGCCGTTTGATATGCCATTCTTTTACTATAACATAGATGGCGATACTTCGACACAATATCAGACTACACTTAACGAGATACCTATATGGAATGGCTACCAATGGAACAACTCTAACTATACTGGTG